GGTCAGATCGCGGCGCAGCAACAGTCGGCGGCGGCCGCGCCGTTCATGGACGGCGTGGTGCTGTTTCAGAAAGACCTGCCCGAGGCGGTCCAGCAAGAGGTCGCCGGCAGGACGTTCGGCGCTGGCAAAGGCCAGGCCGAGGGCGTGCGAGAATACATGCAGTTCATCACCGAGGCTGCCGTCAAGCTCGGCGTGGAGCGCGAGCTCCAGCGACGCGAGTCTGCCTTGCGCAAGTCGGTGATGAGCGAAGTCAACGGCGATGAGCCTGTCCCCGAGCGTGACTCAGGTACCCCCGGTCGCGTCCGCGAAGTGACGGATGAGCAGGTCGCCGCGATGTCACTCGCCGAATACGACGCGCTGTTCGATCAGAACGGCCGTCCCAAGCCAGGGGTACGCCATCGGTCTACCCGAGGAATACCCGTTCGCCAACATTAGGGGGTAAACCGTGGCAACAGGCGCTACGGAATTTGTCGACAAGACGATCAGCGATGGCGTCTTCTCGCCCGACATCTGGTCGAAGCAGGTCCTGCGCGCGACCGAGTCGAACCTGCTCTTCGCCAAGAGCGTCAACCGCGGTTTCGAAAACGACGCCAGCGTCGGCCGCACCGTCAAGGTCGCTAGCATCGGCAACCTGGCGGCTCGAGCCAAGGCCGAGAACACCGCGATCGTGTACGAGACCGTCGCCGAGACCGCGACCACCATCACCCTGAACATCTGGTCCTACGCCGCGCTCGGCATCGAGGACATCGTCAAGGTCCAGAGCATCGTCGACGTGCAGAACGAGTACCAGCAGAAGCTGGGCTACGCGCTCGCGCGCGACGTCGATACCAACCTGGCGACCGACGTCGCCGGCTTCTCGCAGGTCCTCGGCACCCTCGGCACCGTGGCCTCAGATGCCAACGTGCTCTCAGCGGTCCAGTTCCTGGATAACGCCGATGCGCCGCAGGACGACCGCTTCTTCCTGATGTCGCCGGCCGAGAAGGTCGCCAAGCTGGCCCTCGATCGGTGGAGCAATGCCCTGTACATCGGCAACAACAACATGCCGACCAAGAGCGGCATCCTCGGCGACATGTACGGGCTCAACCTGGGCGTGACGACCAACCTGGTCAAGCCCAGCGCGGGGCAGGCCAACAACGCCATTTTCCAACGCGAAGCGATCGCGCTGGTGATGCAGCGGACGCCAAAGTCCCACATCTTCTACGACATCGACGTGTTCGCGTTTAAGCTCGCGGTCGAAGAGATCTACGGCCACCAGGAGATGCGCGACAACTTCGGGGTGTGGCTCAGGGGCGCCAGCTAGATGGCCACCGAGACGTTCATCGACCGCATGGTCGAAAAGACGCTCGGGCGGACCACCCAGCCCAAGCGCGGCCAGAACTACAACTACCCGCTGCGCTGGTACGCGCGGCCCGACGGTGAGATCGTGCAACTGCAGTCCGATCCGCAGTCGCGCGCGTACTACCTCGACAAGGGCTTCCACCTGCTCGCCGACGTGTCCGCGCGCGGCGAGGAGCTGTCTGAAGTCGAGGAGTGGGAACGGGTCGAGCGGCCGAAGGTGATCGCCGTGCAGCGCACCCGCGCCAAACTGATCAACGCCATCCGCAAGTCGGACACCAAAGACCCGACCCTGAGCGCGCTGATCGACGTCGACACGATCGACGACCAGACGATCGACGAGCTCGAGGCGACCGTGAAAGAGATCCGCGCGCGGGGCACGCCGGTGCGCCTGGTCGACACCACGCCGCGGCGTGCCGAGCCGGAGCCGTCCCAGCTACGGGGCGTCGAGACGAGCGCGACGACCGCGCTCGAGGACCTGCAGCGCAAGCTGAGCGCCCCTGGCGCGCGGGCCACCACGATCCAAGGCACCGGGCACGACCCGATCGACGAGGCTCGTCGGAGGAGCAAGACATGACCGAGACACCGCCGGTTGACTACCAGGCGCTGGCCAGGCAGTCGGCCGAACAGGGCAACGTGCCCGCGCCGCCGAGCACGCTGTACTTCACCTATCTGCGGCCCGACGGCCTGGACTTCGTCGCCCCCGCGACCAATGCGGTCGTGTATCTGCGCAAGGGGTACACCATCAGCGGCGAGCAGACCATCGACGACCTCGTGGCGTGGAACGCGGAGGGGTCAAAGACCAAGGCACCCGCGCCGGCGCCGAAGACGGCCACGAAGGCGTAAGCCGTGCCCATCGATGGTGGGGTCATCGCCGCCCAGACCGGGGCGTCGGCGGGCCTGTGGACGCGCACGCCGGTCGATTGGCGCGGCAACGAGACCGGCAACCCGACGCCGCCCGGCGGCTGGCCGGCGAACGCGGCCGTGGAGATTCCGCCGAACGGCTCGAGAAACGCCGGTCTCGCGGCGGCGATCAGCGCGGTCTCGGTAACGGGCATCAGCGCGACGACCGCGACGGTCAACTACACCCTCAGCGTGGCGGCGAGCTCGCAGGTGGAGTACGGCACCACGACCGCCTACGGCACCGCGCGGCCGGTGTCACCGAACGTGGGCAGCGGCGCGCAGACCGCGGCGCTGAGCGCGCTGACGACGGCGACCACATACCACTACCGCGTGTTCGCGGTGGTCGCGGGCGTGGCCACGTACTCGCCGGATGCGACGTTCACCACGGCATGATCGACGAGCACGGGCGGGTCGACTACCTGCGCATCACGACGGTGCACCGCCCCGAGTGCCGCTTCGGGCCGGGCTTCTTTCGGCTGAGCTACGGCACCCATGACGTGCGCTACTGCCAGAGCCAGGACGAGGTGACGAGCGCGCGGCGGCTGCTCGAGGGCGTCGTGCGCGAAATCACGATCGAGCGCGACGGGTACTGCCTCGATGGCGACCCACTGATCGGCGACGCCAACACGCCGGACGTGGTCGACGGCGACTGGTGGCTCGGGCTGAGCGTCGCGGACGGCATGCGCGAGCTCGGGCTGAGCGCGGAGTCCGACTATCGACGGGCGTACCACGCAATCGAAGCCGCGGCGTATCGGCGCGACAACCGCGCCGCACAGGGCGGCGTGCGAGCGTCGCTGGTGATCAAGCGTCCGGGCGCAAAAGTGATCGATGTCGGGGCCAGCGGCTGAGCCCAAGCAGGTCCAGGCCTGGCTGGGCGGGTACGCCCCGACGATCGGCGTCGGCACGGTCCTGTTCAGCCACGTAGCCCCGTCGAACGGGCGCGTCTGCGTCATCCGCGCGCGGGCACAACAGGCCGGCACGGCCGGCAACACCGTCCTCGACCTGTTCCGCAACGGCACGAGCATGTACCGCAACCAGACGCGACGTCCGACGTTGGTGGGGACGACCGTCGGCGCATTTTCGGCGAACGCGCCCGACGAGCAGGCGATCGTGGCGGGCGACCTGATCCAGCTTCTGGTGCAGGCCTCAGGCGGGCACCAGGGGGTCTCGGCGACCGCGGCCGTGGAGCAACCCTGAATGCAACCCGCCGCACCGCCGCCGGCACCGCCGCTGTACCCGCTCGGAGGGCAGCCCGCGCCGCCACTCGCGCCGTATCCGCCGGGGAGCGGCCCGCCGCTCAATCCGAGCAACCCGCCGGCCTGGCAGGGCCCGCCCGGCCCGACCGGGCCCACGGGTCCCGTCGGGCCACCAGGTCCCAATGGACCGACCGGGCCCACTGGCCCCAGTGGTCCGCAAGGCCCGCCGGGGAACACGGGCCCCGCGGGGGTACAGGGACCCGCTGGCCCGGTCGGCGGGCAGGGGCCGACCGGGCCAGCGGGCCCGACTGGCCCGCAGGGCGTCCTGGGTCCGCCAGGCGCGACCGGGCCCCAGGGCCCGCAAGGAGACACTGGTCCCCAGGGCCCGCAGGGCACCCCAGGGACGTCCGGGTCGCTCAGCACCTCGCCGGCTACGGCGCCGTCACTACCCGTTTCGGGCGATCCCGACACGGGCATCTTCGCGCCCGCTGCCAATCAGATCGGCCTGACGGCCGGCGGCACCGGCGTGCTGCTGGTGCAACAGGCCAACGTCACGCTGGCCGCGCCGCTGCTCTTCACCACCGACAACACCCGCGACATTGGCGCCGCCGGGGCGACACGCCCGCGCGACCTGTACGTGGGCCGCAATGCGCTGGTGGGCGGGACGCTGGGGGTGACCGGGGACACGACGCTCGCCGGCAACCTTGCGCTGAGCGGCACGGCCAAGCGGCTCACGGCCGACTGGTCGAACGCGACGCCGAGCAACCGCCTGACGCTGCAAACGTCCACGCCCAACGCGATCACGTTCGTCCAGCTCGCGGCCAACGGCAGCGGCGCGGGCAGCAGCCTGATGGTCATCGGCTCGAGCGCCATCGACAACAGCCACTACGTGGCCCTGACGTGCAACGCCACCACCGCGATTTTGAACGTGGATTCCACCGGCTCCGGCGGCCAGGTGCCGCTGCAGTTCTACGTCAACAAGGCGACGCGCCTGACGCTCGGCACCGACGGCACCGCGACGTTCGCCAGCGACGTCCACGCCAGTGATATCTACGCCACCCGCAGCAGTGCCCCCAGCACCGGCATCCACTACTTCGGTACCGGCACCGCGCACTACCTGTACTACGACGGGTCGCAGTTCAACCTCGTCGGCGGCAACCTGGCCTTTACTCCGGCGGCCAATCAGGTCACCACCGCGGCCATTCAGGCCAACGCGGTCCAGCAGCAACTCGGGTCCTACGTCGCCCTGCCCTCGTTTTCGACCACGGCCACCAACACCTGGACCGCGACGCCGGTCGCGGTGACCGTCAGCCCGGGCGGCGGCATGCTGCGGATCGAGCTGACACTGAACGTGTCGCACAGCGTCGCCGGGGCCACGTTTTACACCGGCTTGATGCTCGACGGGAGCTACTTGCAGAACCTCTCCGCGACCACCGTCCCCACCGCCGGTGGCTGGCTGTGTATCAGCTACGTCTTCTACCACACGCCCTCGACGGCGTCGCACACCTACGCGGGCGCCGTCTACCTGATCAGCGCGGGGACGATCACCCTGAGCACGGTGATTCAGTCGACCCTCTTCGTGACCGAGCAGAAACGCTGAAAGGACGCAGCCAGTGAGTGTTGGCTACGCAACCGACAAGAATCAGGTCGACCTGATCAGCGGCCAGATCAGTCGCCAGATCGAGCAGTGGGCGCCCGACGCGATCAAGTTCAAGGCCTGGCTCGACACGATGCCGGACGAGGACCTCCAGGCGGCGCCGTTCAACTACACCGCCGACGAGGTCGCCCTGCTGAAGAGCGCCATGGCCGACCTGGCCGAACTGGCGAACGTCTACCTGGGCAAGGCGACCGTGGAGGCCGCCAGGGACTTCGGGCAGTTCTCGCGCCGCCTGGCGGGCCTGTACCTGTGAAGCGGATCGCCCTGCTGCGGTTGCCGGATCCGAGCGATGCCCAGGTGCCGCCGATCGAGTACGCCGACGTCATCCGCCAGGTGATCCGCCGTCCCATGGACGGCACGAAGGGGGTCGACCTCGTCGAGCTTCGGCTGGGCGTGCGTGTACTCGACGCGCTCGGGCGCGCCACGGACGTGCTCGAGCTGGAAGATGGCGACTGGGAGCACCTCAAGGCTAAGGTCCTGGCGATGCCCTGGGCGGTCGTCGACCCGCGCATCCTGCGCTTCGTGGATGCGGTGCTGGACGCCACCGAGCAGGTCACGGTCAACAACCGCCTGTCGCTCGAGGGCGTATTGCAGTCGGCCCAGGTCGACGGGATGGTGCTGACGGACTGATGCCGACCCTCGTCCAGTACCGTTCCTCGCTTTCGGTCGAGTCGGGCCCGTACATCGGCCCCGAGTCCTACGAAGTGCGCGCGATGATCGGCTCGGACACGACGAAGCTGGTCTGTCTGATCTACCCGATCCAGTCCGGCATCCCG